ATTAAAAAATCCCTTGCTTTGTTCTTAATCTTCATGTAATCGCCTACCGGAAGACGTCTGATTTCATCAGAAGCAACCCCCGCAGCTTTTGCCGCAAGAATACACTGGAACGCAGAAGAAATTTCCGGTGAAAGCGCATATTTGTTCTGGTCTGCAAGTTCCTGTTCTACCGCTTCAATATCTTCACCAGTTAAATTGTCAAAATAGAAAGTTAATTTTGTATACTTCTTTCCCTCAATCTCTCTGGGCTTTTTGAATGTGTGTGTATAATTCAAACTGCCGTCTTCTTCCTTGTCTTTCTTCTTGTCGTCAAAATTGACCACGCCGCTTGCCTGTGCTTCCTGCATTTCCTTTTCCTGCTCTGTTACCTGCTCCATGTTTTCAGTTGTATTTGTTGTATCTGACATTGTTTATTCCTCCATATCTTTGATTTTAGGCAGGAAAAAACCAGCGGTCTTCCCGCTGGCTCCTGCTGTCTTTTTTTACTTGCCTAATGCTTTTCTGACGTCCTTTAAGTAATCTTTGCCATTGATAATGCACACAAAGTTTAACGGGTCAATTTCCGTTACCTTTGAACCGTCCAAGTACATTGCATAGTATGAAACGGCATATTCACCGCTTACATCAGCTGTTGAAGCTGCCGCAACTTTTCCAAGCGCTGTCTTCTTCGGCTTTACTTTCATAATGTGCTTAACGCCGGACACTTCGTTTGCGCTTGTGCGCAGGTTCATTCTCTGCTGTGCAACTCGCAGGTCAATTCTGTGTACCCGTGGTTCCATCAGCTTGACTGCTGCCGCTGTGACAGTTCGGAAATTGAAAGTTGTTGACATTGCATTTAAGTGACCGATAATGATTTCTTCGATATTTCCCGCAATGCCTGCACCGCTCAACTCTTCCGTCATGTACTCCAAGTCTGGCAGTGTCACTTCTGTGGTTCCCAGATACTCTACGGCGTCTTCGTAAATCGCATAGTTAATAACTAATTCGTCAACTTTTGACATTCTGTTTCACCTCCTGTTATGCTGCCACCAGTGCTGCAAGATATGACAAGTCATATTCAAGCACAAAGTCCATTTTCTGCATTGGTGATGGCGGCGTCATATAAATGTGAAAACGCACAATTCCTGCTGCAAGCTGGCTTGTGCTGTTTTCGCTTTCGTTGAACTCCACACGCCCACCAATGATTTTTTCATCAGTTGCAAGGCTTGCCAGCCAATCATTGATTGACTGCACAACTGCGTCAATCAGACGTCTTTTAATTCCTCTGTCAATGTAGTTCCAGTACGTCAAAATAAGTGTCTTTGCAACCCACTTGAACATACGGTTGATACAGTAGAAATAGTCCGTCACGTCTGTGTTGGCAGGATAACAAGCCGTATAATTTCCCCAGCTTACAAAGCCATTAAAGAAATTAAGTGCAGTCACAACGCCGTTTTCGTTCAAGTAGTTTGCCTGCTGAATATCCATGACTACTTCCGAACCGTCCGCAGTAACCATTCTGTCTGCCTGTATACCCTTGTTTGAAGCACTTTCGCAAGGTGTGCCGCCGCCGTACTCTTCCGCATTGTCTACGGCTGACATACTGGCTGCAAGCTGTGTTGAAAGATTGAAAACTCTATCTCCCAGCGCAACTTTAGGGAAGCAGACAACTTCTGTTCTTTTTGTGAAGTTTTTCTGTTTCTTCCATGCTGGCACTTCCGTGTAGTATGTCGCCCCGGTTTCTGCCGTGCAGTCAATGTCCAGAATTGCTTCGCCCTCAAACAGTCCGTTGATATTCTCTGCCTTTGCAGACATTACAGCTGCAACCTCTGCGTCATGTGACCAATTCGGACACAAGATAAGGTCTGGAACCTTTGTATAAAGTGGAAATACATTGTTAATCAGTTCAAGTCCGGTTGTCTTGTGTGTGCTTACGCTGTAACCGCCGATAATATCACTTTTTGTGACCTGTGAAGCGTCCACGGCGTCATATTTCACGGTAAGTTTGCCTGTGGTTTCTTTTAAGAACTCCACAACGCAGTTTGTGTCGCTGTAAAATACTTCATAATCTTCCCCGGCTGTCTTTCCTGTGATTTCCACACTGCCTGCGATTGCTTCCGCAGGTAATACAATCTGACCGTCTACAACGTCTATCTGTGTTTCATCAACTGTTTTCTTGTGCTTCTTAGGGTCAAGAACATTTACAAAGAACACCTGCGCAGAATTGAACAATGTAAACGCTGTGTAAATCTCTTCACAAAGACTGTATTTCTTCCAGTCGTCGGAATATCCCAACGCCTGCACTGCTTCTTTGTAGCTTGAAGCCATAATGACTTCATTTACTTTTCCGTTTACCATCTGCACGGGTGCTGTTCCAACCACAAAATGCACGCCAGTATCTACGGACACGGGCGTGATTGCGCCATTGTTTGTCTTGCTGGCGTTTACTCCATGTGATACGTCACTCATTTGTTATACCTCCTGTTCTGCGTATGCAAGGGCGGCAGCCTTTAAGTCTGAATAATACTTGTTGTATACATTCCCGGTTGTCTTCACCTTGTCTTTCTTGTCTGCCAGTTCGGAAATAGGAACCAGCATTTTTCTTACAAGTGGGAACTTTTCAAGAATGAAAGAAAGTTCTTCTTCAATCTCTTTGTCTGTTCCCTCAAAAATCTTGTTGCATGGCAGCATTGCTTTTGGCAGGTTCGGTCCAATGTAAATCAGCTTTACTGTTTCCGACTGCGTATTTGCCGTTTTTACGGCTTTTTCTTCTGTTGTGGTATTTTCTACCGCCTGCACCTTTTCAGCGTCCTTTTCGGCTGCTGTGGCGCTTGCTGTGGTCGCTTTTGCCATTTTGTCTTCCTCCTGTCTATAAATTGTGCAAAATCTCTGCCACATCACGTTGCGTGACTGGCATACTCCAATTTGTCACCATTTCGCCCATGTAGTATGGCGGCGTGGTGTCTTGATATACGATATATTCCAGCGGCAGTTCCAAAGCAAATTGACCGCCGCCGATTGTCCCGGCTTTCTTCAATTCGCTGCGCACTCTCAAAATCAGATTAAGAAGCGCCAGTGGTCCGTCCTGCCCATCTTCTGAATACACCGCAAATATTATTCTTACTTTGCAGCTGTCTTCCTCTGGTTCGCCTGCTTTCTTGTCGTCCGTCCCTGTTAGGAACTTTAACAGAATGTATGGCACTTTCTGTTGTACGTCGTCTGCTTCCGGCAGCCCCATTTTATAAACTGCTGCTGCTCTTTCTTTTTCTTCGCTGCTTCCCGTTCTGGTTCGCACTGGCAAAATAATGTCAGACGTTTTGGAACTAATGAATTTCTGCAATTCTTCCAACAAAAAAACTGGTGTCATAATTCTTTACCCTCCATAACCATTCAAAATCCTGTTCATTTCGTGTATAATTCTTTCGTTTACCAGTTCTTGTGCTTCCTTTTCCAGCCCGTCTATAATATCTTCGTTTCCCACCATCTGTGCTGCTGATAGTCCCATTTTTTCTTCAATCGGAAAACGCTTGCGCCCTGTCCTCTCAAATACTCCGGTGTGACCATTACTTTTCATTTCCGCAATAAAAGCATCTTCAAATGGTGTCCCGCTGCCGCCTTTTTTAACTGCTGCCCGCACCTGTTTTCCAGTTCCGGGCTTCGTCGGCGTTACTTTGAATTTGTACAGCGGTATTTTCACGCCAGAAAACGAAACAAAGCCCGCAAGGTTTCCCGTGCTGGCTTTGGTTATATTTATTCTGGTTGCTTTCGTCAGTGCTGCGCCATTTACGGCATATACGGTTTTTACCTGCTTTATTGCCTGTGTCTTCACTCTGGAAATACCACGGTTCATAGCGCTGGCAAATACTCTTTCTGCACCTTTTGGAACGTCTGCCAGCAGGGTTCCCACTCTTTCTATTGCGTCAGATGTTATTTCAATCATTCTTCCAACATCTCCAATTCAAGAATTATTTCCCCGTCCTCGCAGTCTGCTTTTGAAATGTTATACATATTGATTGCCCCGGCTTCGTCAATTTCAAGCTGGCGTCCTTTTTTTGGAACACAACCAAAATCATATAATGACATATAGACCAGACAAGAAGCACGGTTTATGCCCTCTGCATTGTCCCCGTTTCCTCTCTGCCGTTCGTCGGCTGCCGTGTGGTCAATGATTATGGGCAAATAGTGTTTCTTGCCTTGATACCATATATCAGTCATAGTTGCCATTTCTCCGCAGTTGTGAAACACTTTCATGTCACTGGCAAGCTGTGCTTTGAAGTCCATTAGATAGGTGTTGCAACAAACCAGCTGTCTACATCATGCGGAACGCATAACGGTGCAGAAGACAGATTGAGGAAGCGGCGGGCAGGCTTGCGCTTTGTCCATGTGTCCGGTACATATTTACCCTCTACGGTCACAAAGTTGCCGTCTGGTTCCTTAATAAGTGTGATTGCTCCATAGTACATGGAATAATCAGCATTTGTGCTTAACAGTGCTAAACTGTCCGCAGGTACAAGTGGCTTGTCCTCCGGTGTGTCCGGGTTTGTCCAGTCGTCAAGATACCACTCGTTGTACTTGTAAATATCAAGTCCCAGTTCGTGAATTGTGCCAATGTATGTGACGCCGTTCGGTAACTGCTTAGGCTGGATAACTGCAAGATTGAAGTTTTTCACATCAAGCATTTTCTGCACCTTTGGGTGATTTACAAACGCATTTGCAACGTCGCTTCCCATTACGCAAATGTCGCAGTTCACAAAACCTTTCTTCTGTACTGTTTCGTGCCAGCGTTTAATATCTGCGATAGGGTCGGAAGTGTCAGCAGTCCACTTGTTTTTTGCAACTGAAATAGTTTCTTTGTTTGTAAAAGAAAAATCAATTACTTCATTCACTCCGTCGCCAATGATAGGGATTGCGCCAGTGAAGATTGTCTGTGCGCACATCAGTTCTTCACGTCTTAAAATCTGCTCTCTTAACTCCTTGAAGTCATCTGCCATTTTAAGTACGGCACGTTCCGCAGGTGTTCTGCCAGAATAAAGACTTTCGCCCGGTCTTCTGATTAACAAATCATCAACGGTTGTCACTTTCTCCGGTGCAACTAAAGGCGGTGTATATGTCTTTGTCTGATAGCCAGTGTTTGGCACTACCTTTCCACCAACTAATCTGCTGACGAACGGTGCAACCTTTCTGCTGCCCTTTCTAAAGTCAACGTCAACGTCCTTTGTGGTGAATGTTTCTTCATGTCTGAAAAATGTACTTCTGAAAAAAGTACGCACGGGCGGTAACTTCTGAACCACTCTGCCCATTGTCCGTGGTTCGTAAATAGATACTTCGTTTGCCATTGTTGTTCTTCCTCCTTATCTCAAAAAGATTGATACCTTGCGCAGTGCTTCTTTGATTTTTGCCAAATCTGCCCCGCTTTCAAGTGCTAATGCGTCAGCGAAAAACTCACCTGTCATGTAATATGTTACTGGTTCGCCGTTTCCTGCTGCCGCAGCAGCAATACCGATTGCGCTTGCTTCGCTTCCTTTTGCAACTGGAATAATCTTGTTGTCATTCGCAGTGTCAATCATTACTGGTGCATATTCCTTGATAGCTGCATTTGCTGTTCCGGTTTCCGGTACTGTTGGAAAATCACCAGCAAAAAAGTTCTTCGGTGTGATTTCTCTTTTTTCTACTGCATATTCACCCATTTGCTTGTACCTCCTTATTTCTCGTCTGGAAACAATTTGTCAATAGCGGCGTCAAACACGTTCTTGCCGTTCTCTCCTGCGTTGTCCTCCGGTGCTGCTCCCTGCACGCCGTTTGCACCGCTGTTTTCTGCGTCCTGCTGGCGGTTCTGAATGTAGTTGCCGCCCGCTTTGTTCTGCTCTGAAATGATTTTAACTGCCATTTCCTGTGCAGAAATAGGGTTGTCAAACTTTGCGTCCTTTGCGATTGCGTCATAGTTGCCGTTTGCCAAGTCTTCAATGCCTTTAATTCTGGCACGTTCTGCGGCTGCTGCTTCATTCTGGATTGTCGCTACTAAATCCGGGTATGTGGCTTTTAGTGCGTCAACCGTTGTGATTTTGTTTTCTGGTGCTGCCATTTCTGGTTCCTCCTTTTCCTGTGGCTTGTTGATAGGTTCTGTTGCACTATTTACTAAACTACCCGGATTTTGATTGTGCGGGCTGTTTAATAACTGGGTTGGAATACTCTTGAACATAGAAACGTCAATAGGTACTGAATTGACAACGATTTTTGAAGAGTTTTCAACAACTGTTGTGCTGTCTTCAAACATCAATTCATCACAAAAGCCGTTTTCAACGGCAATGTCGCCCGTCCACCATGTTTCATTTGACATAAGCTGTTCTATGTCCTCTGTCTTTTTGCCAGTCTTGCTGGCATATGTATTGACAATGCTTTGTTTAATCACTTTCAGTTCATCAGCCATCTTTAAAAAGTCTTCTGCTCTGAAAGTGTCCCAGACTGTCATTGCGGGGTCATGTATCATAAATACACCGTTTCTGGCAATCTTGATTGTGTCGCCTGCCATAGCAATAATTGTGGCTGCGGAAGCTGCCCAGCCATCAATTTTGACTGTCACTTTCGCTGAACAATCTTTCAATCTTGTAAAAATCGCATTTGCTGCGAACACGTCACCGCCGCCGCTGTTAATGCGCACGATAATTTCCGGCACATCACCAAGCGCCGCAAGTTCTTGATTGAATTGCTGTGGTGTCACCCTGTCTTCCCACCATGACTGCTGGCTGCTTATTGCGCCGTATAAAAGCAGTTCCGGCGGCTTGTCCCCGGCTGCCGGGATAAAGTTCCAGAATTTATTTGTTGTCACCCCGTAAGGATTGCCCGGCGTTCTGCTGTCCTGCTGCTGGTTCATTCCCGGCATTGTCTGCTGGTTCTGCTGGGGTGTTCTGTTTGTTTGTGGTTCCATTGGCAATTTTCTTCACCTCTTTCAGTTCTTTTTCTTCGTGTTTCAACTGTTCGACATTGTTATAAAAGTTGCTTCCCGTCATTTGCATTGCTTCATCACTTCTGGTGCTAAAGCCGTTTGACACTCTCTTTTCTGCGGCTGTAACCTCTTTTACCGGGTCAAGCATACCTTTTGCAGGTCCGTTCCACTTTGCCCCGCAATATGCTTTTCTGATTGCTGGGTCAGTAAAGAAGCCCGGTGCTTTGATACGTCCTTTTGCTACCGCTTCTGTCAGCCATTCTTCGTACACTGGCTGGCAAAAGTCCGTTGATAGCCAATCACGGTACATATTAAACATTTTCCATGCTTCTTCCAGCGCACCTTTGCTGGCTGTATAGCTGGAATTAAAACGCTTCACAAGTAATTCATACGGAATTTCAAGTGCTGCGCCTATCTGCTGGCATATTGCTTCTACAAAGCCGCCAAAATTGGCGTTTGGTCTTCCGGGGTTCGTGTCGTGTGCTTTCTCGCCCTCGTTTAAGTCGATAACGGCGCCCGGCGCAAGTTCAATGGTGCTTTCGTCTTCTGCGTCCACCTGCACTTCTTCCGGCAGCATACTTCCTATGGCGTCTTCTGCGCTGGCGTCTGCCTTTTCAATGAAAATGGTAAACATACCAGACACAACCGCAGCCACAAGCTCTGCGTCCGTGTATCTTCCAAGCTGTTTCAAACTTTCAATGACTGGTGCAAGGAATGGAACTCCCCTGCGCTGTCCTATTCTTTCCCGGTTCATCATGTGAAGCACGTTTCTTCTTCCGGTCTTTTGTCCGTATGCTTCAACCCTCTGCCAGCTTATGTCATTGTATGCGTATGACAACGGGTGGTGGTTCGCTATGTGATACGCTATCACTTCCCCGGACTTGTCAACCTCTACACCTCCAACAATCTTGTTGTCCATTGTGTCGCAGTTGTCCGGGCTGCAAAGTCTGTCTGCTTCTATCAGCTGCACACGCAGGTCATACGGCTGGTTTATTCGTGGTTTGACTGGCAGTACCGCCAGACAATCCCCGGAAATAAGCCAGTTCATAAAAGCCAACTGCTGCAACTCGTAAAAGTTGTCTATCCTTGACATATCGCAATCATTGCTTTCAGCCCAGATTGACCACTCTTTTTCAATCTTTTTTTCAAGGTTCCGGCGTTCTTCTGGTGAAATTCCCAGCGTTTCTGCGTCAATGGTCGATTTCAGCCGCAGCCCACGTCCAACAATGTTGGTGCGCATGGTTTTGACTGCCCCGTTTGCCAGCGGCACGCCCATGTATAAATCACGGGTGCGCTGGCGCAATACAGATACATTGTCTTCTATGTCCTCACGACTGCTGCCGCCTGCATGAAGCCAGCCTGCAAGTGATTTCTTTGTGACGCTGGCGCCATAATTGCCATACCCACTGTCTAAAATCTGCATTTTCTGCCTTGCAACCGTTCTTTTCAGTGCTGCTTGCGGTGCTATGACTGCTATTGCCTTATCAATTCCCGCTGCAATTCCCACGCTTTCACCTCCTTTATTGCATGAAAAAAGCACCTTTTCGCGGGTGCTTTTTGTCTTTTCTCACTTATTCACGCTACAATATTACCCCATTTTTGCGGGCAATGGGGGGAAATAAAGCCCCAAAACGGGCAATCACGGGCAATGTTTTATAAATCCCGTGGTACAAATCGTTTTGCACGGTTCCTGCCGCCATATTTTGCCGCATTTTCAAGCGCAGTGACTTTCCCTTGCCAATATTCAATAGACTTTCTAATTTCGGTCAGATTGGCTTTTGTCATAGTCCTGCTACCTATCGTGTATGACTGGGCGTTTGTCACTGCCAGTTCTGCTTCCAGCCATGCGTCAAGGTGTCTTTTTGCTGTTTCCAGTGTAATTCCTGCCATTTATAAAATTCCTCCACTTCTTCTTCTGCCACGTTTTACAATTTTCTTTGCTTGTGTGGCGTCTTTCTTTTTGTCTGGTTTTTTCAATGGTACGTTGATAATTTCAATAGCTGCCGTTGCGTAGTTTCGGCAGTCCAGCGCTTCATTTCGTTTGTGTTCGCCTTTGTCTTTCAGTTCCCATGCAAAATATGGTCTGCCCATCTTGTAACGCATTACCTTTTTTTCTGACGTTAAGCCCTTGAAATACTTTTCGTCATATCCCTTGCCCTCTTCTTTTGGAAAATGGCAAAAGCCGGGTCCCTCTTCCTCCAGCTTTAGTCTGTCCATAAGCAGGCTTTTTCCGGTATCAACTCCCAGTGTGAAAAGATATGCGCCCTCACGGTTGCTTTTTGACGGCTTCTGGATATACGCTGCGGCGCTATCGTTTGAACCTTTGATTGCAAATACTCTGCGATTGAACCGGGCTTTGCAGAATTTATATACTTGATTGGTTCTGTGTCCTCCACTATCAATGCAGACGCATGACAGCTTCATTTTCGTTCCGTCCGGTTTTTCAAAGGTCTGCAATAAGAATGTGTCAAGGTCTTGCCAGACTTGATTATTGATGTCTGAATTGTCGCCGTATATTGCCGCATACCTAATGCCCCAGCTTTCATATTCTGGACCCCAGCCCACAACTTCAATTTCAAATCTGTCGTCCTGCGTATCTACGCCAGCTGTCAAGTACAGCACTTCTTCTGGCACTTCACACTTGTATTTCTCCCGGCGTTTCATCAGTTCGTCGTCTTCTATGGTTTCCCCGTCTTCTTCCCACGTTTGCCCCATTTCGGTATTAGTCCATACTTTCATCAGTTCCACGTTGCCTTTTTTCATCTGGTCATTTGCCGTCAGAAACTTTTCAACAACTTCTTGCCATGTGGTCAATGTGGAAGCAAGCGTGTTCAAGTGGAACCCACGCACGGGGTTGTCTGGGTCTTCATGTACAAAGGTTCCGTCAATAAAGTGTTCTTTCCATTCCGCTTCACTGGATATGACGCCGCATTTGCTGCAAGCGTATCTGATTTCTGATAGGTCGTTTTTGTCGAACACAACATTTGACCAGACCAGCGGTTGCAGTTCTCCGCAGCACGGGCACGGTGCGTTCCATTCTCCCCGGCTGCTGTTTTCGTACTCCACTTCTATTCTGGAAGCCCCTTTGACTGTCGGTGTTGAAATGTCCACCTGCTTTTTATTCCAGAATGTTGTCTGACGCTTTGAAGCCAGCAAAAGTGGGTCGCCCTCTTTTCCTGCACTGGCTGGGTATGCGTCTATCTCGTCTGCAAGCAATATTCTGATTGTGTGGCTTCGCAGTCCTGTTGGGCTGTTTGCGCCCGCAATCGTTATGAAGCCGCCCGGAAATATCTTTTGCATGATTGTGTTACCGCTGTTGCGGCTCTTCTCATTGATACGGTCAGCCAGTACGGGGGTATCACGCAACATAGGTGACAACTTTTCTTTTGAAAACTTCTCTGCCATGTCTATTGTCGGCTGTATAACCATAATCGGTGACGGGTCATAATGCACATAATATCCAATAGGGTTCAGCACCATTGCGTCTGTCTTTCCCACCTGCGCTGCTGACATAATCACGACTTTTTTTATTGTAATATCTGTTATGGCGTCCATAATCTCTTTTTGATACGGTGCCTTTGCCGTCTTCCAGCGTCCCGGCTCTGCGGAAGACCCGGCAGACAGTCTGCGGAACTTATCTGCCCACTGTGAAAGTGTCATTTCCGGCGGTGGTTGTAGCACTTTGAAAATCCGTGTGAACATATCAACTGTGTTTTTCTTCATTGTCTACACCGTACCCAAACACCGTCTGAAAGTCTGAAAGTTCTTCCAGTACTTCATCAATGGCGCTTTTCAGCAGCTTAAATATTTCTGTCTGGTCCTTTTTCTTTGATAAAATGGGGCTTAACTTTGCAGGTATAGCCATAAGCCTTGTTTTGAACCTAACAAGTGTGTCTGTCATTACCTGTTCCACGTCCTCTGTGGTGTGTACCTCATTTCTGCGCAGCTGCAATTCCAGTTCTTGTGCTTCTCTTTTTGCTCTGACCAGCTTTGCACGTTCTGCGTTGTAATCTATTGCGCTTTCACTTTCCGGGTTGTTTTTGCGCAAATAATTTATGTACTGGTGGTTTACGGTCTTCAAGTCGTACAGTCCCGGTCTGATTTCCGTTATAACCTTTTCGTCACGCAGCTGGCGCACTCTGCGTTCTGAAATATCCAGCCAAGCGGCAACCGCCTTTGAAGTGTACGCTTTCAAAAACCGCACCCCCTTTCTTTTGTGTCCGAATTGGTCACATTTTTTTCTTTTTTTAGCCCCTACCCCTTTATTTTTTACCGGGTCGGAAGCGGAAATGAAATTTTCAAAATTATATCTGGGCAGGTTTTGGGCGTCGCCGTACCCGCAGTGCTTCCAGACCGCTGGAAGAACCTATCAAACGTCGTCCACAACGTCTGTGATTTCGTCGTTTTCTGTGCTTCCGTCCGGGTCAATCTCAAATTCTCCCGTTAGCTTCTGTTTGTTCAATTCAAGTTGCTTTTCCGCAAGCTGTAAGCGTCTGTCCTCTAACTCATACGCCTTGATACTGTCCAGCTGCTTGATGATACGCCCATGTAGCTTGTTTAGTTCAGCTTCCACTTTCATTGCTCTTTCAAATGGGCTGGACTTAATGACAGACTTCATGGCTGTTTTATATGTTTCACTCTTGCTGCCCTCTGGGTCTGCGCACTGCTGGTGTTCCATGCCGCAGTCCTCTTCCTGCTGTCTTTCTTCCATGCTCTTTGGTACAATCATGTGTACTATTTTATCTGTGTAAAAGCCGCCTGCTTCCGGGCTTTCATACTCTTTCAATAGGCTTTCCAGATAGGCTTTGCGCAGGTACAATGCCTGCAATTCCTCCATCATTTGAGATAGTGCGGACGGTGTGCCCATGTTCTGTATTGCTGCCGCCTGCGCTGGGTCTATGTCTTCATAGTCTGCCTGTGCAAAGGCTCCGTGTGTGACGGCATTTTTGTTCCCCTTTTTTGCCGGGGTTTTTCCGGCAGCATTTTTGTTGCCTTTTTGCCCCCCTCTTTTTTTCGGCTTGTTTTTCAGTGCTTCGTCCCAGCTGTCTTCTGACTTCCATTTTCTTATCCGCACTTCTGGCACCCCTGCCAGTTTTGCCAGTTCCGCTGTTTCAATCTTGCCGTCTGTGTCCAGATAGCGTTGCATTGACTTGTCCCGTTCCGGGTTTCGTGGTCTTCCCATCTTCTCACCTCTTTTCGTTCGTTTTCATTCTTTTCAAGTCTTCCGGTTTACGGAAGTATAAAAAATTATGGGCTTTGTAAATTCAAAAAATCCCAAAGCCCACTATTGCCAACGTGCAATTTATAACGGCTTAAAGCCTGCTTCACTGGCTTAAATTATACCAGTAAAACGCAGGCAATGGCGGGCAATGATTGCTTATGCAATCCTCTGAAATTGTGAAATAATCTGGTTCTTTTCAAACCTCTGTGAAAGTGTTTCAACTGCTGTATCTCTGATATTTTTGCACTGTCTTTCACTGTATGAATTTCGTACCGCTACTTGTTCCCATTTGAGGTTGTGCATGTAAAAATCAAAAATAATGCGCTTTTCTTTCAGTTTCAGTCTTGAAACTTCTTGCAAAATCTGTGCTTTTAGCGCTTGTAACTGCTGCGCCTTTGCTTCATACTCTCTGATTTCGCCGCTGACATAATCTGGAATATTAAGCGCCATATTTTCTGTTTGTCGTGATATATTATTTTTTCCTTTTGGTAGACCGTCGCACTGTATAGCGCCAATGGGGTTGTAGTATTGGTCCGTTAAGTCACTTATAATCTTTCTGTATATATTCACCTCCCCGTCTATGTCTTTATAGTATTCCAGCAATTCAATAACCCTGTCTTTTTCCATTGCCTGCGCCATTTGCTTTTCCTCCATTCTTTGTTTTGCCAGTTTTGCCCGGCTGCTATCCGTCTTGCACGTCAACTGCGTGTTCTCCTGCTGCCTGCTGCCGCTCTTTCTCTTTGTACCCCATGCACTTTATGTATCTTTCCGGCTTTCCGCAGCTTTCATAATATTTGCAGTCTACGCAAACATTTTCTTTCATTTGCGCTTCCTCCGTGATATGTAGCCTGCGCACTCCGGTTCCCCTCTCAATAGCCGCATTGAACATGAACCGCCGCACTCATAGGCTTTTGAAATGTGCTTTGCGCATTTTGTATTTGCGCACTGGTTTCGGCAAAACACGGGCATATTGTCTGTATTAAGCATTATTATTGGTCTTTCCATCTGCTGCACCTCCGTTTCTTCTCACAAACTGAAAGCACCACGCTTCATCACGTATGGTTTTTATTGTTCCGTCTTCGTCAATGTATACTGCGTCAATAAATTTCGGCTTTGGTGGTTCCCCCTCTTCTAACGGTCCTGCAAAATCAATCATAATTTGCAATACGTTGTATACTCTTTCGTTGATAATCATTCTATAATCTGTCATGTTTATTGGCATTTTCCGCACCTCCTATGCTGTTTCATGCAAAATTATCTTTCTGAACATACTTTCAAATATCGGAACTGCAATGCTGTTTCCAGCCTGCTTGTATAGCGCCATTCTGTATCTTCCAGAACGCTTCTGGACTGCTTTTGCCCTTTCATAGTCCTTGTCTGTATATCCTTGCAGGCGCCAGCACTCCCGTTCTGTTAAATATCTATAACGCCCGTTTCCGCAGTCAATCACCTGTGCTGGTGTTCTGTCCTGTCTGGTCGTGATTGTGTATGCAAAATCTTTTATTACTGTTGCTCTTCTTATGCCTTTTTCTCCAATCACACTGTACACACTCGGTTGCGTCACGTCATACACTGGCGGCACTTCGTCGTTGTTCAGAAGAAATTCTGATATATCTTTCATTGGCGTTCTGATTAAGTCTGAAAAGTCGAACTTTTCACCATTCAGCACCGATACCGTGAAAACTCTTTCCCGTGCCTGTGGCAATCCAAAGTCCCTTGCGTCTAATATTTGATAATTGCTTGTATATCCCAGCTTTTCCATTTCTGCTATGTATTGTTCAAAGTTCTTCTTGTTGTAGCCGTTTAATACATTTTTCACGTTTTCCCAGATAACATATTTCGGCTTCCATTCGCCCATATTTTGAATAATGTGTATTGTTTCCCACATCAAACTTGACCGGGTGCCGCTTCCTTTGTCTGCCCCTTTTCCTCTGTTTATCCTCCCTGCTTCCGCAGTTGCTTTTCCTTGATGTCCCGCAATGCTCATATCTTGACACGGGCTGCCATGTATCAGAATATCTGGTTTTAGGTTCCAGCCCACCACTGATTGTGTTTTATACTCTAATTCTTCCGCAAACATTGCATTGTATGACCTTACGGCGTTTTCGTCTATTTCCACATAGTCAATAGCTTTTGTTGGAATGTTCAAATTTCGCAAAGCACATCTGGGGGAACCAATTCCCCCAAATAGTTCTAAAATCTGTACCACGTCTACACCTCCTGCAACGCTATTACACAATAGCCCTCTTCAAGTGCGCTGCTGGTCGTGTCGTCGTCCATGCAGATAATTTTCATGTCAGCCGTGTTTCCGGTTGCTCTTCCCTCTGCAAACTCAATCAGCTTCACTGTGTCGCCCTCTCTGTAATCGTCATTTTTCAAAATCATATATGGTCTTGTATGGTCGATTGCAACGGCTTTCATTTTGTCTGGTGATACTCTGATTGTTTTTTCTTTTCTATCATCAGACGGCAAATGCTGCATTTTCTCTTCCTGCTGCATTTCACGCAATTTCTTTTGTGTTTCCCGGTCAATAGCTGCCTGCTCTTCGTTGTACCGCTCTTCGTCCGTTTTCTGGGCTTCTCTGCGGTTTTCATAGGCATTGCAGTTTGTCACGGTTGCTGTCTTGTCGTGGCAGTCCTCATAATGCGTGCAGCTGTAACAAAGTGATGTTATCTGTTCCGGTTGCGGGTCAATGTATTCTGACTGCTGCCCGGCTGTGTCTTCTGTGCCCTCTGTGGCTTCTCCTGCTCCCTCTGTGGCTGTTTCTTCCTGCTGCTGGTCTGTTTCATTGCCTGCGGTGCTTTCTCCTGCTCCTGCGGCTTCCTGCTTCTCTTCCATCTGGCTAATGTCCATCTGCCCCGGTATCTGCTGTGACGCTTCCCAGTTCTTCTTTAACTGCTTAATGTCTGATAACGTCAGCACTTCATTTTCCCGGAATACCTCTGCCGCCTGCTTCTGGTAATCTTCCGGCAGCCCGGACACTTCATAAATGACGGATACAACAATTCTGTTTGCCTTAAATTCTGCCATCAGCTCTGGAATAATATTGTTATAGATTGCTTTATATCTTCCAACCTGTGCCGGGGACGTTTCTATAATTTCTGCCAGCAAATCACGGGTTCTGCCCGGAATGTTCATGCTTTCTTTTAATTCCAGCACCAGTTTTTCTGTTTCCAGCGCTTCTGTCATTCTTTCCCAGTCTGTTTTCTCTCTGAAACGGTTTGCCATAATCAGTGCCAATCTGTCCAGTATGGCGTTTTTCTTTGGCTTGATTAAGATTGGAACCCGTCTGAAACGCTCTTTTCCCTCGTCCACCAGCTGCATGACCGCCAGCCGTCTTCTGTGTCCTGCAATGATACGGCGCTTGCCGTTCTCTTCCTCTTCTGTCACCAGAAGCGGTTGCAGCACTCCCAGAAGTTCAATGGACTGTTTCAAGTCCTGCACGTCCTCCACGCTGTAAAAGTTGCCCTTTGATGGTATGAGGTCGTATATATCAGCTGTACTGCTCACGCCCTCTTCCGGCGTGGCAATCTCTGCTGTTTTCTCTCCCTGTGGTGCTGCTTCTGCGGTTTCCTTTGACCGCTGGTTTAATAACTCTGTCAGATTGAATTTCTTTGCTGCTCCTGCCATGTTCTTATCCTCCTAACGTGTCCGAATTGGTCACATTCTCAACCATTCTTCCACTAACGCTTTATAGTCAGCCGTTGCGCCGCAGCGTGGGGAATATAGAATGATTGGCAATCTTGCAAATGTGCTGGGTTTCATTTTTGGTGTCTTTCTGATATGTGTTTCAAACACCGGATATTCAAGCGTCTTCAAGAACTCTTCGCCCTGTGTGTCTGCTTCATTGGTTCTGTCGTACTGTGTGACAAAGCAGCCGCAGAAGCGCAACTGTGGGTTTAAGTCCTCACGGGTGTTGTCAATCTGTTCTTTCAGTTCTGCCAGCCCATCTATTGCAAAATCATCAATGGTTATAGGCACCATGACGTCTTGTGAAGCTACCAGCGCATTTATGGTTGAAATGTTAATGTCTGGGGCGTTGTCAATAATGCAGTAGTCATATTCATTCTGTAAGCCGTCCAGAAACTTTTTGAAGCGTGTCTGTTGCGGTCTTGACTGGTCCAGCATGACTTCAAGGTTGGCTGTAAGCAAATTCATGTTCGCTGTGATAATGTCTAAGCCCTCAAAGTCCGTGTGCTGGATAACCTCTGCCGGGTCAATGCCTCGCTGTGTCATTACCTCTGCTGTGCCCTTATGGTCATAGCTGTGGCGGTTCATAATCTTGCTTGCGTTGCCCTGCTTGTCATTGTCAATCAGCAGGACTTTGAAGCCTTTTACTGCTGCCAGAATATGTGCCATGTTTACGCTGGAAATGGTCTTTGCCACTCCCCCTTTAAGATTGATAATTGATAATACTTTCATGTGGTATTCCTCCTTGTATCTGGTATGAATTTATAGTTGCTTTCCCAGTAATGCGGCAGGCTGGATTTGAACCAGCGACATCATAGACACGGACTGACAGCGGCTGCTGCCGTTCTATTTCACCGTGCCCGTCCCTCTACCAGCTGGGGTACTGCCGCCCGTTTCCGGGCGCTTGTCCCGGTCTTTTACGCTTCTACTGTTTCACTGCCTGCAAAAAATACTTCTCTGCTTCCCCAGTCGTGAACTTTCGCCCGTTTTTCTTCTCTGCGGTTTTCGTTGTATCTTCCGGCGTGGTGTATTGCTGCGTATGTGACAGTTTTTGCAGTTCTTTTTGTGATTTCAAATACAACTGCGCTTTCTCCATATCTCTTTCCAACTTCAAATGTTCTCATGTTTTATACCTCCGTTTGCTTTACTTCTTTAACTGTCTTTATTATATACTTACGGAAGTATAAAGTCTATTGACATTCTGCACAATCTTACGGAAGTATATTTGTATATTTTGTATACTTCCGTAAGTATTTGTTATTATCTGCCACGGCGTTTCAGTTCGTCTGCAAATTCTCTGACCGGAACTTTCACGGTCAACGGTTCATACTTCCCGCAGCCGTCCAGTTCATACAAGAACTGTGTTTCACCTTTTTTCAGATAGTGAAGCGTCGCAATGTCTGTAACCTTATGCAGTGCAACTGCTGCCGTTGTAATCACCGTGCAGCCCTGTGGCAAGTAAAGCGCTTCTTTTGTTTCCCCGTCCTTTGATACCTTGATTGCTACTGTGTCCCCAATCTCTAACGGACACACCGCCTTGAAAAATTCTGCTTTCATTCCTCTTTGTCCTCCTGTTCGTGTTTCTCTCTGTTCTGTCTTCTTACCTCCCAGCCAACTTCTCTGACCACTACAAAGACCAGATATAAAATACCCAGCCCCACGCAGACCGCAAAGAATGTTACCAGTGCTTTTACAACCTCAATCAGAAATGCAATCATTGTTCTTGCCCTCCCTCATTTTCTGTTTTGCCCAGCCAATAGCCCGGCTGCTTGCGTTTATTTGGTGCAGCTGTCGCACTCTTATGTTGTTTGTCTTTTCTTCTTCCTCTGCCTGCTGTCGTTCCAGCTGTCGGCGGTATAGTAATTCTTTCCCGCTGTAATACTTCCGCTTCTTTTTCGCCATCTTTATTCCTCCGTAGCTAACACGTTCAAGATTTTTTCAACTGCCTTGTCCCAGAAGATATTTGCAAATTCTTCTACATTGCAAACCTCGTCACCGTCCCAGTCAACAACCATTGCGTCGTCACACTGGCACAACTCGCAGCCACTTTCTTTCAGTGCTTCATTCGCAATCTCTGTTACCACTTCTTGTGTTGCTGCGTAATCGCAACCACGGTTCAAAATGTCTTCCAGATTTTCCATTGTCTTTTTAGATATTTTCGCCATCTTTATTCCTCCTAAAAGTATTTACGCTGGTATCTGCTGCCCTTGCTTGCCTGTTTGCGTCGCTGGCGCTGTTTTCTTCTCTTCTGGTACTGGGCGTCTTCTGCTGTTGCCACCTGCCTTTTGACTGCTTCGTGGTCTATGTTGTCCACCTCTTCTTGCAGGACTTCCAGCACTTCAACTTCACTGTCCTTGAAAGTGAATGTCATGCCGGGGTCATACTCTCCGCTTGTCCAGTCTTTCTGGAACTTCTCAAAATTATCTCTGTATCTATACGGCGCCTGCGGGTGGTACTGTTCGGCTTCATATATGCCCAGCATAACTTCTTTGTCGTCCTTGTCGTCCCAGTTGTAAAGGTGCCAGCTTTCGTGGTTGTCCCAGTTCCACTTTGACAAATACAGCACTATTCCGTCAAAGTAGTTGCCCTCACGTACCATTCCTTTCATTTGCTTGCAGGTGAAGCCCTGTCCCTTTAATTCCTCTTTGATTTTCTCATAGTCCCTGCCGCCAGTATGTAACTTTGCTTTTACTATTAACGGCAAATACTGTGGCTGTTTATCTTCTTTTCTTGCCATTGCTTGTCCTTTCCAGTCTGTCTGCAATCCTCAATATGCTTTCCATTGACTTTCTAATGTTTGTGTCTGTGCCCTCTGTGATTTTCAGCACGTCTGCTATGTCCCGCAGTTCTTGTGCCATTTCTTCTGTTTCCCCGGTCACAATGTCATATTTATTGCGGCAGGCGGTGCAGACCTGCGAACCTTCCGGGATAACTTCACCGCATATCAAGCAGCGGTCAACGCCGTTCATTCTTCCCAGCTTTCGTATTTCTTCACACGCCTTGTCAAGTTCTGCACCTGCTCAACAAGGTTTGCAACCTCATGTGGTGACAATCCGGTTTGTTCATAGTCATACAGCTTCTTTGCGGCTTGATTGACTGTGACGTGCGGTTTCAATATTGCTTTCTGTCCGTTCTGGCTGTATTCTGTCAGCGTCGTTCTTTTCTGCTGTTTCCGTGGCTCCTGCTGCTTAAATGCCCCAGCACGCTTCATGGTGCTGTAATATGGCACCGTCTTTTTCAATGTGTGGTCCATGTAGCCCATTACAATTCCACCTTTCTTCCCGTCTGCTCCATAACTCCCAGATAACCTGCTATTGTGTCCATTGCTTCTTCTGCGGACCAGCAAACCGCCGTTTCATATCCCTGCTGCCGCAGCTGTTCCAGCCACCAGTCCTGCTTCTCTGTGGTCTTGTTATTCTGCCACTTCATTTCCACATACAGTCCGTGTTTGCCGTTTCTGGCTACTGGCAAGCATAAGTCCGGCACCCCGGCTTTCACGCCCTGTCTTTTAAGGTTCGCCGCTTCCAGCTGGTTTCTGCTGCCGCCGTTTGGTATGTGGTGCAGCAAGTCCAATTCCGGGAAGTCCTTTGCGTAGAACCTCGCCCAGTTTATAACTCTTTCCTGCTCCGTCGCTTCACTGCGTTTTCTGTATTGTCCTCTACTCATTGTCTTGTCCTCCTGTGGTTTCTTCCCGGCTGTCCACCAGATATATTTTGCCGTCCTGCTCATACAGCATGACTTTTCCTTTCAACGCTGCCAGTGTCATTTCTGCTTTCATTCCGTCTGATACGCCGTATTTGTTGCCAATCAGAATGTATTTGCAGTTTTCAAGTATCTTCATTCCCGCTGCCATGCCCCGGCTTCTTTCTTCCGGGTTCTGGTCGTCTGTAACTTCCGTCAAGTATAAATGCACCGTGACCGGGACAAAGCCATTGTTTATGGCTGCCCTTGTCAACTTCCGTGCATATTCCTTGTTGCGCTTTGTGTCGCCCCGGTATGGGCTGCACACATACAGTAAATCACTCACCCGCCGTCACCTCCGTTCTTCACTTCTTCAAAGTAAAACTTTACGTTCTCGCATTTTTCTTTTACAATTCCGTACTTTTTCGCCAGTCTGTATATAAAAATCTTGTCCAACCGTTCCGGTAGTGTTTCCAACTGTTTTCTGAAACTCTCAATGCTCATTGTTGACTTGTAAAAATTACACATTCTGCAAGCTGGCATATAATTTTCAATGCTGTTTATCTCCTGCGCCTGTCCTGCGTTCAATTCCTCTTCATGCAGATATACTGCTTCTATGTGGTCCACCTGCATTTCCTTGTATGTGATTTTGCAACCGCAATACCCGCAGTGACCGTTCAAGCTGTCATACACCTGCTGCCGTACAGCCTTTGGAATTGTTTTTCTTTTGGCTGCTGCCATGCCGCACCTCTCAATCATCAAATTTCAATTCTTCTTCCGCTTCCGGCTGTTCTTCTCTTCTCTTCCATTCGTCAAGGTCAAGCAGCTGTCCGCATTTACTGCAATAGTTGAAGTCATTTGACACATGGAAGTAATAGCCGTCTTCCCGGTCTTTCTTCATGTCCTTGTCGTATGCCGAAAACAAATGCTTTCCGCATACTGGGCAATAATAGCTGTTAAGATACCCCAACTGTCCCGGCAATGTTGGGTATTCGCTTTTCTGGTGCTTTGGTTTCTTTGCTTTCCTTGCCGCCATGCCCTATCCCTCCGTTGCCGCCTTTATCAATCTTTGCTGTATTGCTTCAAAATCAAGCCGCAAGTCCCGCATATTCCAGTATGTACCGCAGCCCGTGCATTGTTCGTCCGTGTATGTGTACGGGCAGGCGGTGCAAATGTCCGTTTCTTCCTGCAATGTCTCTGCGACTGCTGCCAGTTGAAAAGCTATGCCCCAGAATTTCTTCAAGTCAATTTCTGAAATATCCACCGGAACTGCTGCTGCCTTTTCAATCTCTGCGTCTGTTACTTTGTATTTTTCTTTCAACGTGGCATACATCACCTGCGCTGTCTGCTGTTCACCGCCTATGCCACGTTCTGCCAGTGCTTTTATTTTCGCCAGCTTTTCAATAATTTTTTGTCTATCTTCCATCAGTCTTCTTCCTCCGGTTCCCCAAGCAGTGCTGTTGGCGGTTTTCTCTTGTCCATAAGATTTGAATACCACGCAGCCTTTTTCAACATTCGCTTTTCTTCGTCTGTCCTCTCCGGCGCTTCTGCGTTGTCTTCTTTATAGCAACGTGCCGTTTCGTCCGGGAATAGGTCATTGCCCCACCTAAACGCCATCAAAAACGCTTCCAGTTCTCTTTTCAATTCCTCTTTGTAGAAATTGTAAAGCAGTGTTATTTCCGCTGCTTCAATCTCCGTGCAATCACAACCACGCTTCTTCCTGCGGCTGTATTTCCCAGTGTATATGTGGTAACTTGCGTCACCCGTCACCTTGTAGAAAATCCAGCGCAGCACCCTTTCTTCCAGTTCGTCTGCATATCCGAACCAGTGAAGCGTCACTGCGTCCAGCATTATTTCTTCGTCTTCCAGTTCATATCTGGCTTTTAAGTCCTCATACATTCGCATTGCGGTTTCTTTTTCACCGCCCACGCCACGTTCTGCAAGGGCTTTAATTTTCTTTAGCTTTGCAGCTATCTTGTCACGTTGTATCTGGTCCATGTCTTTTACCTCATATACTGCCACGACTGCGGCGCACGCTTCATTCCCAGTTCTTCCAGCGTCACTGTTCGTGGATATTCTTTCACGGCTGTTATTTCCCAGCCATACACCTTGTTTCTGCTTCCTGCTGCATAATTGTGAATATCATGTGCAGGAACCTTGCTTTTTCTCTCTGCTTCTTCAAAGTTCTTGATTTCCAGAACTTCCGGGCAAATAAATTCACCAACTATTCCCACACCGCCTGTGACATACACCAGCACCCGGAACGGTGCTTTGCATTGTGGCTTTGTCTTCCGCAGTTCCAGAACCTTTTCACCCGCTGCCATTTTCTGCCACCATTTCTGGCGCAGTGATAATATGACCACTGGCATTTCTTCCAGTTCTGGTGGTTTCCATTGCTGCTTCATGTTCTTTTCCTCCTAAATCTTCAATACCTGTCCCGGATATATCAAATCTGGGTTCTTAATGCCGTTTTTGTGTGCCAGTGCATAGCAGGCGGCGCCGTTTCCGTAAAACCTCTGTGCAATCTTCCAAAGGCTGTCACCTTTTTGCACTGTGTATTCTTTCCGGTCTGTCTGGTTTCTTCCTACAACCTCCGGCGGTTCCTCTGGTTTGTAGTAGAACGCTTCTGCTACCGACCCGCAATACTGGCACCGTTCGCCCAGCTTTACTTCTGCCCCGCAAAATTTACACTTCATGTGCTGTCCCTCACTGTTCAAATTCGCTTTTCAGTTCAATTCTGATATACAGAATGTGTTGCAGGTCTTCCACCCGGTATTGTGTGAATTGTTCAACTGGCACCTGCTCCGGCAGGCTGTCTGTTTTCTCCCAGTCCCACATTTGTTCCGTGGCTCTGTATGTTTCCATACCCAGTCCCATTTTCTTAATGCGTCGCTGCGGGTTCAATGTTCCATGCACTGCGTTTGCAGCATATCCACGGTATACAACCTGTCTGGCTGCGTTATATATCACCACTCTGTCACTGGGCGTCAGCTTGTCCATAATGTCACCCAGTCTGATTTCATTTTCCATCACCATTCACCCCTCATTCTTCTTTCAATTCTTTCTTTCGCCTGCTGTACCTCTCTTGAATACTCTGTTTCTGTCAATCCTTTGTTCCATACGTGTTCATAGGCACCAGCAACGCCGTAGTTGTAGGCTGTCAGCACTTCTGCTTCTGTGTCGAACCTCTCTTGCAGTTCTGCCAGATAATCTACACCGACAAGCACGTTGAAATATGGGTTTTCCACATTATCAACATTCAGTCTGTGCATACGTTCTTTGTGCCATTTTGGCAATACCTGCATATATCCTGTTGAACCCTCTTTGCAGCTGGCGTCCCATTTGTACCCGCTTTCTATCTCGATAATTGCCAGCACCAGTGTATATTCAACGCCATACTGCTTGCATATTATGTATGTGTACTGTTGCATACATTCCGGTAAATACCCGCCGTTGTCTGCGTAGTCCTCCGGCACTTCATAGCGTGTCCAGCCGTCCAGCGCTTCCCCGTCCCAGTCAAATGACATAAGGTTGAACGGGTACGCTTCCGCTTCTTCCGTGGTGCTTTTCGTCGTCTGTGCGTTCTGTACTGGCTCTGGTGTATTCTTCGGCAGTGTGCTTGCTGTTGGCTTTACTGCTGCGCCTACCACAGCCACGCACACAACAAATACCAGCACGCCTGCTGCAATGTAATTTCCGTATGCCTTAATTGTTCTTTTTATCCTCTTGCGCCTTAATATCCGGCGCAGCCTTGTTTTTCTTCCTGTTTCCACTTCGTTTTCCTCCTTGTCCTGCCTTTTTTGGCTCTTTTTTCCACATTTTCAAGTAAATATGCCACCCGGTCTGTTCATAAAAGACCGCTTCGCATGACACAATGTTGTAATTGCTATATATCTTTCTGAACTCTTCCAGCCCTGCGTCCGGTGACTTTGCCAGCTGTTCCACTTTTCTTTTGCTGTACTTAAAATCATTGCACTTTTCTTCCGGTGCGTTCAGATTTCGGCTGTACTTCCAGTGGTTCTGGTCACGCTGCTGCTTCTCCCCGCCGTCCTCTCTGGTTGTTTCCGGGCGGTCAAGGTTTCTGCTGCTGGAATAGCGTTTCTTTCCCTGCGGGTCCTTGACAATATACTTGCAAAGTCCCTCTATTCCGTTTTCATTCATTTGCAGTCTGTCTGCATTTACCCAGCCCAGCTGTTTTATGCTGGCTCTGTATTCCGGGTCACTGGTCTTCTTCCAGTTGATACGGTCTTTTGTCCACATTAGTTCCACGTCGTCACGGTCAAGCCCACCATTCATAATTATGTGGTGATGTATACGCTTTAGGCACTGCCCGTCCTTGCTGTATTTGTATTCCGTGACAAGTATGTATTTCAAAGGGTCAAGCCCCAGTTTCTTTCTGCGGTATGCTATGCGCCGCAGGTAGTTTGTCACAATGTTTTCTGCTTCTTCTACTGTGCCCGGCAGGTTCTCTTCACTGTATGTGCAGGACGTGTGCAGGTCCCCTATTCTGAAATTGCCATTGCCCAACTGTACCAGATAGCGTTTGGCGTTCTTGTCGTTAAGGTCTTTTTGCTTTGGGGCATTGACTTTTCTTTTCTTACCCCTCTTCCCTCTGGCTGCCTGCTCTGCTGCTTCTGTTCGTGGTATTATGTCCACCTCTCTATAATTGGCACAGTCTGTCTTCTTCTCTCTGATAAACACCACTGCACTTCCTTTTCTGTCTGATACCTTTTCAGCGTATAAGGGTACACCAGAAGTGGGGTGGCTCTATCCTCCATCAATCCTGTTTATTATCCATACAGCGTATATATAAATTTATATATTTCGTAGGAATGTTAATACCCCATACAAGCCCGTTTAGCAGGGATAAAACCCGCTATTTTCAAGGACTTTTCAGCCCTAAAATGTTTGACTTGTAACCGCCAATATGGTATAATAAACGTGTATTGAATTATTAACATATTGACTTTTGAAAAGCCTTTGATTTTGTGTTTCCGGCACAGCTTCAAAGGCTTTTTGCTTGCCATTTTTACAATGCTCTGTACAACTCTTTGCGGCTCTCACCGCACCAGATTTTCTTCCCATCTTCCGTCTGCACAGTCACTATTCCGTCCCTAAATCTGTACCCAGCAATTATCTTGCCCCGGTGCCATTTACCGTCAAAATAGATTTCTGCTGGCTGTCCCTCGACGTATGGGAAATTATCTGCGCTCATTCGCTCTGCGCTCCTGCGTGTGCTTCCGCACCCGCTTTCAGTAAATCAGTTACCAGTTCCCAGCTTTCCAAGAATAAAGCGGAACGGAACGAAACGTTGTCGAAGACGTAAGAACGGGGGTTGAGCAAGTACAGCGCACCAGCACCACCGTAGGAAGTGCTGCCGAAACCCGAACCCCGGAAAGGCACGGCTTCTTCAAGTTCACTGTCTGCCCATATTCCGGCTGTTTCGTTCTTCCAATCGTGCGGTACAATTCCCAGCTTGTACGCAATTTCCGGCACGTCTTCCAACTCTTCCAGCTGCAATTCTGCAATGTGGCAGCCGTCCCAGTCCTTTTCTATCTTTTCTGCGGTTGACATAACCACGCCGCCGTCACTGCTGCCGTACAGCTTCAACGGCTTTCCGTTTACCTCTGCAACGGTCCAGTCCGGTGCTTCGTCCTTGTAGCCCTCAACTGCTGCGTCATTGTCCTTTGTGTACTCCACAACGCCTTTGTGCAGGCGTAAACCTGTTACAAATTCCCAGAAGTCGCCGCAGATACCGAACACGCCGCCTGCGGTGCCATCATGTGACCATGTAAGCGGGTCACACCCGGTCAGCGTTCTTCCGGCGCTGTCGTATACAACGCCTTTTTCCTGCGGGTTGTCCGCATTGCAGCCGTGGTTTGTGTTGCCGCCTATCGTGTGCCCCAGTTCTTCTGCTTCATGCAGCAAGTAGACAAATTCCGTGTTTGTCATAAGGTGCCAGCCCTCACCCTTTCTGGCGCAGGCTGCCGCCGCTTCATCAAGTGTGATTGTGTGGCGTGGCTGCTGGTACGGCAAGGACACTGCAACGTCACCGCCTATGCTCTTCATTGTTGTATTGTGGTACTGTGAAATCAGAATTGCCGGAACAATCTTGTTTTTGATTTTGAACATTTCCGGCACGTCCTCCGGGTTGTACGTCCCCGGCTCCATGTAAAACATGGTCATGTAGTTTGGCAGTCCCAGTCTGTCTTTGACAATGACCGCTTTTTTCTTCACAAATTCTTTCATTTGCGCTTTTCCTCCTTGTATCTGGTATGATTTATCTTGAATAGCTTTTCACTACTATTCACATTTTGACTATTGAAAAACCTTTGCTTTTCGCCCAGCGCCTATGCTGACCGCTGCTTTTTCTCTTCCGGCTCCGGCTGCTTCACAGTCACGGTGACTTTTACGCCCTCCCGCTGTGAAATAATCATTGCCAAAGTGTCAAAGAAGCGCTGGGCATTGAATGTTCCTTGCACTTCCATTCCTGCCACCTCCTATGCCGTCTGTGGCTGCGGTGTGGTTCTCTGGCGTTCCTGCTGAATACCCAGCATATAGCCCAGAATGAACATTTTGTTGTCTTCATTCAACTGCTGGAACTGCTCTGCTGTTTTCTCAACCAGTTCTTTTTTTCTGTCTTTTTTTTCAACTGCTGCCATTGTCGTTTCCTCCTTTTCATTTAGGCAAGTGACCTGTTGCCAGCTTTACTGCCTTATGTGGTTAAGCTGGTATTTTCTCTTACTTCTCTTTCCACCATTTCTGCCAGTGAATTGAATTTCATTCTTAAAACTCCCAGTGTATTTTCCGGTAAGCCCTCAACTTTCAAAATCAATTCAGCGTGTGCGTTTGGTTCGTCCGTGGTGATTTCTCTTTTGTAGATAACTTCATTGCGTGTGTGTTCAAGTTCTGCCATGCTTGCCACCTCTTTTCTTTTTGGTTTCTTTTGGACATTTCCTTTGTTTCATCTGTCCTTGTAAAGCCATTATATGTTTTTATTTTGTCCTTGTCAATCCTTTTTTATAATTTATTTTGTCTTTTTGTCTTGACTAAACCATTTTATAGCTGTATAGTAAAATCACAAATTAAACGAAAGGGGGTATCTACTCTATGGAAGTGTACGAACGTATACGATTTTTAAGAAAGAACACTTTGAAAATGTCGCAAGAAGTATTTGCAGAGCGTCTGGGTGTCAGCCGTTCAGTTATTAAGAATATTGAATTGAACGCCCTTGCCAGACCAGACCAGAAGTTGTCATTATATAAACTGATATGCAGTGAATTTAATATTAGTGAAGAATGGCTGCTGAACGGCACCGGGGAAATGTACGGAAGCAATGAAGCTGAATACAGCGCATTGATTGACCGTGTAATGACCGGGGAAAATGAATTTGCAAAGAACATTTTCAAGACGTTTGCGCTTTTTGATGAAAAGGACTGGGAAGCGCTGCAATCTATGATTGAAAAATATCTTAATGTTGCAAGTACAGAAGCCGTGCCGGACTATGAAGACATACCGGACACGCCGGAAGAATTAGAAAAGCAGTTCCCGCCAGTAGAAAAAGACGGCAAAAGCGACGTTGGGTAGTCCCCCTAATGGGGACGCCCAGCAGCCCCGCTTTATTTGTATATTATTAGTTGTGTCGTACCTGTGAAGCTAAGATTGATATACATTGTTTTATTGCTGCTGTAATATATTGCATATATTTTATTGCTGCGGTGATATATGTATTTTTTTCTCATTATCTCCCACGACCTTTCTTTTTGCGGAAAAGCTGGGCGCTTCTCAATTATAAAGGTGTGGCACTCTGAAAAATACTGTCAAATACTGGTATTTTATTTTGTAAGAAAGGTGATTTTGTATGGGATTACGTTTTAGAAAAAGTGTAAAAATTGCCCCGGGCGTCCATCTTAATATCGGCAAGAAAAGTGTCGGTGTCAGTGCTGGTGTCAAAGGGTATCGAAAAAGTATAAATAGTAGCGGTAGGGTCACAACCAGCATAGGAACCCCCGTTGCTGGTGTTTCTTATGTCAAGACCGAAAATTTGAAGAGTAAAAAGAAAAAGACAGCCAGCAACCGTGCTTCGTCCACTGCTGCCGCCGCCAATTCCTCTGTTGTCACGTCTGCTTCTGTTTCTTCTAAGGTTCATAAAGCAGCTGTGCAGCCAAAAGAGAAATTACCAAAGACCACGGCTGTTTTGCAGGAAAGACCAGACGCCAGCTTTGTTGCGTTCGGCGTTGTTGCTCTGGCTGCTGCTGTGTTTCTCTTTTATTTTTCTCATGTTGTTCTTTCCATTATTGCCGCCCTGTTCGGTGTTTTCTGTCTGTATAGTTTCGTACACATAAAGTTGCACCCGGAAGACCCACGATACATCACGGAAGAACAACTGACACGCTGGGGTCAACTGGTGCGTTCCGACGCAAAGACTGTTTCCCAGTTACAAAAAGCGTCCGTCCCTGTTTTGGTTGATTTGAAAGAGCGTGCAGCATGGCATTATAAGCAGGTTTCTTCCGTCAGTTTTGGTCCAGATATTTCATACAACGGCGAAGCCTTGATTGATGTACAAAACCAGATTGTCACTTTGTCAGAATTTGTTATTTTGCAAGGTGATAACCCTAAACAGGATTTAGAAGAATATTCTTCTTTTGTAAGTAATAAAATAACAGCCTTTACCAATGACATTTTGAATGGCTAATATAAAAACACCCGCAGTGCTGGGAACACTCCGGGTGCGGTGCAAAGATATATCATACCAGATACAACATACCGTCTGCACTTATTATATTATCACGGCATGACGGGAAATTAAAGGAAATTGACAAGAATTGTGGTGATATTATGAGAAACAAGGAAATTGCCCCGGCGCTTGTCCGGGTTGCTCTATATATAAGGGTTTCCGGTGAAGAACAAAAGATAAAAGGCTTGTCGCTGGAAGCCCAGCAAGAACGACTGGAAGCATACGCAAGGGAACGTGGCTGGGTCATTGTTGGAATTTATATTGACGCCGCAAAGACCGCCAGAAAGAACATTCACAAAAGAACTGAATTTCAACGCATGATGGACAGCGTGAAGCGTGATGAAGTGGACATTTTGCTTTTTGCCCGCCTTGACCGCTGGTTTCGTTCCGTTGCTGATTATTACAAAGTCATGGAAGTATTGCAGGCGCACAACTGCGACTGGAAGACCACTGATGAAGAGTACGACACGACAACTGCAAACGGGCGTCTGTATATCAATGTGAAGCTGTCCATTGCGCAGAATGAAGCCGACATAGACGGTGAAAGAATAGACGTGGTGTTTGACAGCAAGATTGCGCACGGCACCGTTGTTTCCGGTTCTGCTCCGTTCGGCTTCCGTGTGAATGAAGAAAAGCGGCTGGAAGTCGTACCGGAAGACGCAGCCATTGTGCAAGACGCTTTTAATTATTTTGAAAACACAGTTTCCCAGCGGGCTACTGTCCGTTATGTCCGGGAAACATACGGCGTGAACTGGTGTGACGCCACATTTCGGCGTATGCTGAAAGAAAAGCTGTACACTGGCGTGTATGACCGGGGCGGCAGATATAATGACCAATTCTGCCCGGTAATCATAAACAGGCAGCAATTTGACCGGGTGCAAGCGCTTCTGACACGCAATGTGCGTTCTGCTCCATCTGGCAAAGTTTATATTTTCACTTCCATTCTGACTTGTGCTGAATGTGGGCATAAATTAGTCGGTTACAAATCAAGTGATTATTTTTATTACCGTTGCAATCAGCATTTCCAGCGTGGGCGCTGCTCTCATAACCATTCAGCCCGTGAAGACGTTGTGGAAGCATGGTTGTTTGACCATCTGGGGGAAGAACTGGAACGCTGCCAGCTTGAATGGGACGTGGAAGCAGCCAAAAAGAAAGCGTCCGTTGCCCGGACTGACAAAGCCGCATTGAAACGGAAGCTGACTAAATTAAAAGAACTATATGTGAATGACCTTATCGACATTGAAGACTATAAAAAGGACTATCAAATATATGTTTCTGCACTGAACCAGATACCGGAACCAGCGCAGGAAGCACCGCCAGACTTTGCAGCTGTGCGCAGGCTTCTTGATAATAGTTTTAGAACCATTTACGATACTTTGACCCGTGAAGAAAAACGCACGCTTTGGCGTTCGGTCATTAAAGAAATAAGGATTGACAATGACCAGAATATCACGGGTGTTGTTTTTGGGTAG